CCGTTTCATTTCAAACCCCGCAGTCATGGATGAGGTGGGTAAGTCCATCCAATCTCACGGCAAAAATGGGGATACCATCCTCGCGCATATCAATCCTGAAGAGGCGCAGCTTCTTAAAGAGATGGGTGGCTCCGGAGATATTAATCCTCACACTGGTCTTCCTCAGTTTGCTGGTGCGGATCCGTCTGGTAGCAGCGTTACGTCGTCTAATTACGGCGGCGTCAGCCGCGGCCTCAGTGGTTTTGGCGGTGGCTCGTCGTCTCCGTCAGGTGTCAGCGGTGGTGGCTTCAGCAGTTCTACGTCCGGTGGCGGATATGGTGGCTACTCCAGCACTGGCGGCGGTGGATTTACTTCTCGCACGGGTGGAGATGGTGGCGGAAGTCTGGCGGCGGCCCGCACGGCGGATCGTTTATCTGTTTCAGGATATTCCGCTGATCGCACAGGCGGTCAAACGTCGCTTTCACCAATGGGTATTGGCGGCGGTTCCTTATCTATGGGACAAAGAGATGCGCGGCCTGCACAAGCAACTCGTGATGAACCGTCGGTCGCAAGTTACGATATTATGTCGGGTCTCCCCATCGGTGGGACCGGCGATCTTTCTGGTCTCGGACAACTTGCGACAACACCTTCTTTTACAGCAGCGCCAGCCATAGGCGCAGGACCAATTGATCTTGGCAACACACGTCCGGAATTGAGCGACATCAATTTCTCGGACATGAACGCTGGCATGTATCAGGGCGCAACCATGCCCGGCGGTGTATCCAACTTTGCTGCCGCTCCGACAGATCCCGGCTACACGGACATTGGCCTCACAGCAATGCGCATGGCCGCAGGTCAGGGCGATGCCGGAACACGCGACCGCAGAACAGGCATTGGTCAGGGAACAGAATATAACCTTGCCAAACTCAACGAGTTTGATCCTGTTGCGCAAACACAAGGCGCAACAATCCTGAACCGCATGATGGATGAAGGCTATTCGCCGGGCTTCGATCAGTTTGGTGTCGGCCGCACGATGGCGCAGCAAGCAGCACTTTACAATGCAGCAGACGGAAATCTGACCGCAGCCCCCGGCCGCTCCATGCACAACTTCGGTTTGGCAATGGATGTCGAAAACCTGAACGACCAAGGATACCGCGATCTTGCGCGTATTGCTGCCGAAGAAGGTTGGGGATGGGGAGGATCGGCTGATCCTGCTCACGTTCAGATGGCTCCGTGGGGCGCTGGTGCAATGCAAACCGCACAGCGACTTGGTGCGCAGCCGTTTACAGGCGCACCGACGCCGCAAATGGCAACATCATCTTCGCCGTTGCGTGAAGCTCTTAACACAGCATCAGACATTGCAAGCGAATTGTTTGGCGTAAAATCTGCTGCCGCAGCAGAGCAACCGCAAAACACCGCGCTTGATAATCTTTTCCGTTCAACAGAACCGTTTGGCGGCGAAGAAATTATGTCGCCGTTTGTTTCATCAGGTGTTGCTGGCATGGCCTTCCCGCCGCAGTCACAGCAACAAATGCTTGATGTATTGGGCATTGCAGGTCAGCCTGTTGCACCAGCACCAACACAGCAACAGGTTCTTGATGCGCTTGGTATCCGTGGACCAATTATGGATACGGGATTGATGCCCGGACAGAAATATCAGGACCGCGCACCGGGCGCTGAATCTTTGCCAACAGCATATCCGTCATACGGTTCCATGTCTGCCTTTGGTTATCCGGAGCAAATGGCAACATATGGCGCACCGGTTGCCGTTGGTGACATTACACCGGCACTGACATCATTTGATCTGATGGGCGCAACAAGCCCTGAAAGACAAGCTGCCGTTGCAGAAGCCGCGCAGCAAATGGATGAAACCGGAACCCCCTATCCGCAAACGGAACTGGATCCAAATTCGTATCAGAATTACACTCTGAACCCAGAGTTTGCTTATCAAAAAATGCTTTCTGCTCTTGGTTGGAAGAGCATGTTTGCTCCTTCACAAGAAGAAGCTATTGCAAAAATGACTTCCGCTTTGGAACGCGCTGGTTCGCAATATGATCCGACAACCGGCACGTTGTATGCGCAAGATCCTGCAACAATGCAGAAAGCACTGGGCGCTGTTCCGATTGAGCTTAAAGATTCTGATGGCAATATTGTCGGAACAATCAATGCAGCAGACTTTTTGACACCTGTTGCAACACCGACAAGAACAGTTCCTTTGCCGCCTACACGCATGGTTGAAGCACCGGCCACTCCTGTTGCAGCACCGCAAACAGGTTTGACAGGATTTGAAGCTGCCCTTGGAAGCACACCTGTTACAGCACCACTTACGCGCGGCATCACACCGCCCGCTGCCGCACCAGCAGCAGGTTTATCGCGTCAAGAACCGGCAGATCCGACGCAATCAACATCGCCCATGACGGCAGATCAGTTGAGAGCCATGGGTATTTATCGTGACACCCTTCAGCCGGGCGAAACAATTCGTCAGGACTTCAATGCTGCATATGCTGATGCAACAAAGCGCGGCATTGAAACATTTGAATGGACAAACCCAAAAACGGGCGCAACAAGTGTTTATAAAAGCGGTGCAGATGAAGCTGATCTTCCTGCAAGCGCAGCAAAGCCAGCAAAAGGTCAGCAAGCACCGCAGACGGAATATGAAAAAACGGTCGCAACGCTTGAAGATGCTGGTCAGATTGCAAACGGCATGAGCAAAGAAGAATATGCCGAAGCCATGGGTGTTCCTGTCGAAGAAGTCAAAACGCGCATCACAACGCAGTTTGGCCCGCCAATGGCAGAATATTACACCAAAACAGTGCTTGAAAGCCTTGCTGGTATGACCGGAGGCAAAACAAACATGGAAGGCGCTGCAAACCTTTTGTCTTTGTTCTCGCCTCTTGGCATTTTAAGCATTGCGGGCAAGAACATTTACAACCAATACATGAAGAAGCCTGAAGAAAAAGCCGATGGCGGCTATATTTCTCCGCTTGCATCAATGGGAAAGAGATAAACAATGGCCGATATTGAAGACATGGACGAAGAGAACCCGAACGGCCAGTTTGTCAGCATTGAAGCTGAAGAAACAGACATGGAAGAAACCGAAGACGGTGGTGTCTATGTCACAATGGGCAATTTGGTTGAAGAAAACCCAGAGTTTTACGCCAATCTTGCTGATGAAATTGATGAAAATTCCATGGAGTTTATGGCGCAAGAGCTTGTCGATGCTCTTGAGCGTGACAAAGAATCACGAAAATTGCGTGATAAACAGTATGAAGAAGGCTTGAAGCGCACCGGATTGGGCAATGACGCACCGGGCGGCGCACAATTCCAAGGCGCAAGCCGAGTTGTGCATCCGATTTTGACCGAAGTGTCGGTTGATTTTGCTTCACGCGCAATCAAAGAATTGTTTCCGCGTTCGGGTGCAGAAAGTGGTCCGGTCAAAGACCAGATTATTGGCAAGCCGACGCAGGAAAAGGTTGATAAAGCACGTCGCAAGACGCGTTATTTCAATTGGCAGCTTACACAGCAAATGCCGGAGTTTCGTTCCGAGCTTGAACAGCTTCTAACGCAGGTTCCGCTTGGTGGTGTCAGCTATTTGAAGATGACGTGGGACCGTCGCTTGAAGCGTCCACGCGCATATTTCATTCCGGTCGATGAAATCTATCTTCCATATGCAGCAACATCGTTTCACACGTCGGAACGCACAACACATGCGCAGAAAATTACGGCGCTTGAGTATGAACGCCGCGTTGCATCAGGTCTTTATCGGGACATCAACCTGATCCCGGGCGCTGTTCCGGATGAAACAAAGGCTGAAAAAGCCAACAACAATATCGAAGGCAAAGAGCAAAACGATTATTACGATGAAGACGGCCTTCGTCAGATCTATGAGATCTATTGCGAATGTGAAATTACGCAAGATTCCGTCACAGACGGTGAAGTTGCTCCGTATATCGTGACAATCGACGCAACCAGCAAAAAGGTTTTGTCGATCTACCGCAATTGGGACGAGAAAGACGCTCGTCGCATTGCTGAAGACTGGATTATCGAGTTTCCATTTGTCCCATGGCGCGGTGCATATCCGATTGGCATTACGCACATGATTGGAAACCTGTCCGGAGCCATGACAGGATCGCTTCGTGCGCTTCTTGATTCTGCTCACATCCAAAATTCGCAGACGGGCTTGAAGTTAAAGGGCGGATCAAAGGGCGGTCAGTCGCTCAACATCCAGCCTACGCAAGTCATCGAAGTTGAAGGCACACCAAACAGCGACGACATCCGCAAAACATTCATGCCGCTGCCGTTTAACGGCCCGTCGCCTGTTTTGTATCAGCTTTTGGGCTTCCTGACAGAAACATCAAAGAGCGTTGTGCGCACGACGTTTGAAGATTTGTCGGATAACCCGAACCGGATGCCGGTCGGCACGACATTGGCTCTTATTGAACAGGGCATGACGGTCTTCAATGCAATTCATGCGCGTTTGCATGATGCAATGGGCCGGATGCTCAAGGTTCTTCACCGCCTGAACCGCATGTATCTTGAAGATGATGAGGTTTTTGACGAATTTGGTGAATTGCTGGTGCGCCGGTCGGACTTTGATGGTCCGATGGATGTCATTCCGGTGTCGGATCCAAACATCTTCTCCGACATGCAGCGTTATGCGCAGATCGAAATTATTGAAGCCCGTGCGCAGGCCATGCCGCAGCTTTATAATCTCCGCGCTGTCGAAGAAATGATCCTTGAACGCACGAAGATCCCGAACGCTGCAAAGAAACTGCTCAATCCGATGCCGAAACCGGAGCGGATGAACGCGGTTAATGAAAATGTGGCAGCAACCATGGGCAGCCCGATTGTTGCTTTCCCGGATCAGGACCACATTGCGCATCTGAAGACGCATTTAAATTACATGATGAACCCTGTCTTGGGTTCAAATCCTGTAATTGCACCGCAATTCACTCCAATTATTCTCAATCACATCAAAGATCACATTGCTTTGTGGTATGTGAATGAAGTGGTTCGGATCGGATCGGAAGCGGCTGGCGTGGACATTTCATTGTTGATGGATCCGGAAAATCCGGAGATCGACCGCGAATATGATCGCACCCTTGCTGCTGCAAGTGACTTTGTAAACCAGACAGCGCAGGAACAATTGGGCGCGTTGCCTGAAATCCTGCAAAAAGCCATCCAATTCGTGCAGTCTATGTCGCAACAACCAGTCACCCCTGAACAGGTTGCAATGCAGGCCGCACAGAATCAGCAAGCCGAAACGCAGCGCAAGACGCAAGCGGATCAGGTCGATGCTGCACTGAAGCAACAGAAGATCGCAGATGATAAAGCGATGAAGATGGCCGAGATTGCTGCCAAAGCGGAAATGAACCGCGAGGACAATCAGACGGCCATGTTGATTTCTGCGTCAGAGATCTCTGTTGGAAACAAATCAAACCTTAGAACCGGAACCGGTATCGGTCGTTAACGGAGTATGATGATGAAAGGCCCTATCAACCAGCATAAGCGTTATGCGATGGACATGCCGATCCCGCAGCACAAGGGCAAAGCAGCCCCTATGGCAAAGGGCGGCATAACAAAGTTTGAAGGTTCTGCCAAAGACATGGCGCAGGACAAGAAACTCGCCAAAAAGCATGGTATGTCCATGAAGGCTTATGAAAAGTCTGCCATTGACAAGAAACACGACCGCCAGAAGTCCATGAAAGGGCTTCGCAATGGCGGTAAGGTCTGTTAAGTGCGCAAACACGCAACAGACTATCTTATTGAGCGGGTATTGATGGCGCTTAACAAAGAACTGGGCCAATTGGCTCACGCTGCGCTTGACATACCCGCTGAACGGGATGCGTTCGAGTATGGACGCATGACCGGCATGTATGCCGGTCTCAAACGGGCCATCGCATTGTGCGACGAGGCTTTAACTCTAGACGAAGAGGACGACGATCATGGTCACAAGCGCCGTGGTGAACCTCCAACATTCCGAAATTGATGACGCTTTTCCGGGCGTAAACCCCGGAATCAAGCCCACTGGTTCCAGAATCTTGGTGCAGATCCGCCGACCAAAATCGGTGACTGCCGGAGGCATTATTCTATCGAACTATTCTAAAGAAGCGGAACAGGACAACACTCAAGTCGCAAAAGTCTTGGGTATTGGACCGCTCGCGTATCACAATCGTGACACCATGCAGCCATGGCCGGAAGGCGCTTGGTGCAAGGAAGGTGACTTTGTGTTCGTTCCGCGCTATGCTGGCGGTCGATGGTATGTCGATCT